TCATAACTTATTTTAATAATTTTTTTGATTCTTTTTCTTCAATTCCTATTTTTCTTAATATTTCTATTGTTTTTTTACTTCCTAGGATATTAATATATGAAGGAATTTCTGAAGAGCCAAGCTTAAAGTAATCAGATAATATTTCAATTAACTCTTTATTATAAGTTTTATTTTTTGATTTAATATACTTTAACCAAACCTTACGTTTAGGTATTATTTCTTTATAAAAATTATATATTTCTTTCTTATTATTTGGCATTAAACCTTGCGCATAATCAGCGACTTCAACGTAATATTGACTCATACTTATAAACCTATGGATCATATATGAATTAAAACTTTCCCAGTCTTTATTAGAAAATTCTTCAGTAGGTGTTTTTAACCATGTTATATGTTGGAGCCAATCAAATATTGTTTTTGGACTTTTCATATGCTTCTTTCATTGTTAATCCTTCTTCTTCAGGTCTAAAACCAACCAATACTCCATTTTCTAAGTATTGAGTATCTTCTGAGTTTTTAAACCAACAATCAGGGTGATAATGAGCCCACCAACCATTAAATAATAGTTGAGTTTTCATATTTATTTTTCTAATCCCTTTCAATAGCTATATCTTTATATTCTTCTCTTAATTCTTTAGGTAATGAATCAGTTATAATTTTCTTTGTTTCCATATCATAGAATACTGGGATTGGAAGCATTGCATCTTCATCTCCGCCTACTACAAATTTAGATACTTTTCTTAAAACAAAGGCTTGACCAAATAATTTACCGCCATTAAATCCTTCTATTGATGTTGTGTTTTTAAAATCTATATTTAGACCTTGTTGTTGTGGTGCATTCATAATTTTTCGTATTTGAAATTTTTAATTATATATTTTGTTGTTTTGTGATTTTCTTTATCTACATTTTTATCTACATGAGCATTAATTTTAACACACATAGATTTATCATGATATTCTTTTAATAATTTTTTATCAGTTAATTTTCTAACTAATCTACCATTATAGAATATTTCTATTTTATCTGGTGTCCATAAACATCCATACTTGTTAAAATGTTTTGTTGGATCTTTAAATCCTAACCAATGTGTTTTAGCTCCTAAATTATAATTTTCAGGCTCTTTACCACAATGGAAATTTGTTTCTACTCTCCAGAAACCAAATGGATTTTTCCAATTAAAATGGAAGTAATTTTCTTTTTCTTTAGTGTAACCTTCAAATACATCTATTTCAGGGGGCCAACTTTCAAAAGGACTCATCCAAAAAGCAGGCCATAAATTTTTACCTTTTGGTAATTTAGCTTCTATTTCAAAATATCCATAGTCAAATCCTTTTTTACTTGTTATTAATCCTACTCCTATTGGTATTTGAATTAATTTTTTAGTATGTGGATGTTTTAATCTTTTTGGGTTGATGTGAGTTTTTAATATTAGATTTTCATCTTTATCACAATCTATAGCTTCAGGGTCATAATGACAATATGGTTTTATGGGATGAAACTTACCCCATTTTTCTCTTGGAAGCCATTCATATCCACACCATTTTATATTTTTCATATTACTTGTGGTTTTTTAATTTCTATTATCTTTGCTAAAGCACTTGCTATATTAATTTCTTTATCAATTCTAAAGTTTGAATGATATTGATGTTCATTTAAAATCATAGCTACACTACCCTCCCTACCTTTGGCATACTCTCCTGCTTGATCAAATAGTGATCTATATAGTTCTTCAAAATCTTTAACTCCTGAGTCTGCAATTATTTGTCTTAACTTTCGATAATCTGTTTTTGGATTTTTTAATTCTACTATAACTTGTTTTATATAATTGGATGATACTATGATTGATTCATCTAGTACTAACTCATTATCTTTAGTAGATAATTGAATTGTATTTAACATTTTTCGTATATCCGGATGATGTGTGTTAACTATGTTAACGAGAGATTCAACTTCAAATTTTGTTTGTTCTGTATCTAATATTTCTTTTAAATGTTTTGCTACTTCTTTCTTACTTGGTGGTACTATTTTTAGTACTTGACATCTTGATTGTAATGGATCTATTATTCTCTCTATAAAATTACACGTCATAATAAAACGTGTTGTTCTTGAAAATGTTTCTATTACATTTCTTAGAGATGCTTGCGCTTGAATAGTAAGAAAATCTGCCTCATCGAGGATGACAACTTTAATCTGTCGAAACGAAGCAGTACTTGAGAAGTTGGTGACTTTATCCCTAATAGTTTCGATGCCCCGTTCATCAGAAGCGTTAATGTATAAGTAATCGCAGTCCAAATTATTAACGATAAGTTTTGCAAGAGTAGTTTTACCTGTGCCAGCGGGGCCATAAAAAATGAAGTTTTGAATATCATCTTGGTCTAAATATTTTTGTATTTGTGTTTTAATATGATTATTACCTACATATTCATCAAGAGTGCTAGATCTATATTTTTCTACTAATAATGTGTGATCTTTCATAAAATTAAGAGTCCTAAATTGGGTTAATTATTTATTGTAATTATAATCTTTAAATTGTTTTACCAATCTAGATTCTAGTTTATTAATTTGAGAATCAATTTCTCTATGTAAATTCTCAATTTCCTTTTCAGTACTAGTGTACATTGAATTTAATTGAGTTGTTTGTTCTTGATTTACATCCTGTAAATCTTGATTTACCTGTTTGAATCGATTTGAGACCCTAGTAACAAAAATAGCCACTAAAGCTGTTAAACCTGATCCAATCAGGGTTCCTATAATTATATCTAAATTTTCCATAAGCATTGTTTTTAATAATTTAGGACTCATTAATTTTAATATTCATCTCCATAAATGTTATACTTTTTTATTGGCTCAGGTTTGACCTCTTCTTCAGAAGTTTTAATAGCATATAATTTACTCCCAATAGGGTCTAGCCTATATTCACCTTTAAAGTTAGTGATCCCTAAGTAGGATTCCAAAGTATCTGTTAAGGATTTATGAATTACTTTTTTTGAATCATCTACTAGAGTCCATCTATCCCCAGGTGGTACTCTAGTAGCAATTAATTCATTTCTTTCTATAACTTTTGTTTTCATATTTCGTCTTTAAGGATTGTCAATATAAAACAACTTATTAAAAATATTAATTCTAAAATCATATTACATCATTCCTCCCATCATTGCGGCTGGGTCAATTTCTGGCATGTTATTTTCTTTTGGTTTGTCAACTATTGTTGCCTCTGTTAATAGAATTGTTCCTGCTATTGAAGCCGCATTTTCTAAAGCATTTCTTGTTACTTTAAATGGATCAATAATTCCTGCATCTTTTAAGTTAACATTTTCATAATTTTTAATATCATATCCAACCCAATCTAAATCTTCTACTTCTAATGATATTTCTTTTGCTTCATCATTAGTATAACCAGCATTAGATAAAATTTGAAAAAATGGTTTTTTACATGCTTTTTTAACAATATCAACCCCAAACAAAAAATCTGGATTTCCTACACATTCTACTTTTAATGAAGCTCCTAATAAAGCAACTCCACCCCCAGGTAATATCCCTTCCTCAATTGCAGCTTTTGTAGCGTTTAAAGCATCATCAACTCTATCTTTTTTCTCATTCATTTCAGTTTCAGTATTTCCACCTACATGAACTATAGCTACTCCACCTACAAATTTAGACATTCTATTTTGTAAACTTTCCATTTCAAATGGTGTTTCTGAATGTTCAATTTGGTTTGATAATTCTTCTACTCTATTATTGATATCTTCTTCTTTACCTTTACCGTCTACAATAGTTGTTTTTTCTTTAGTGATTGTAGCAACTCTAGCTTCACCAAACCATTCCCAACTAAATTTTTCAAGTTTCATTCCTTTTTCTTTAGAAAATACTTGACCTCCAGTTAATACAGCTATATCATCTAAAACTAATTTTTGTCTATCTCCAAATTCAGGAGCTTTAACAGCACATACTTTTAATGTACCTCTCATTTTATTTACTATAAGAGTAGCTAGTGCTTCATTATCTATATCTTTAGCAATAATTAAAAGTGATTTGTTAGTATTTGATACACTTTCTAATATTGGTAATAATTCTTTCACTTGTGTAAAAGTATGATCAGCAATTAAAACATAACAATCATTTAAAGTAGATGTCATATTATTATTATTTGTAACAAAATAAGGTGATTTAAATCCTCTATTGAATTGCATCCCTTCAACTGTTTCAAGATATGTTTCTCCTGTTTTAGATTCTTCAATATGAACAACACCTTCTCTACCTACTTTTTCCATAGCTCTAGAAATAAGTTTTCCTACTTTTTCATCATTATTAGCGGAAATTGTAGCTACTTGTTCTAATTGTTCTGGAGATGAAATATCCTCATTAATTGATCTTAATTGTGTCACTACTTGCTCTACAGCTGAATCTATTCCTCTTTTAATATCTACAGCATTAGCTTTTTTATCTAAAGCACTTAAACCTTCTTTAACTATTTCTCTAGCTAATAAAGTAGAAGTAGTTGTACCATCTCCTGCATTATCAGCTGTTTTAATAGCTGCTTGTTTAAGCATTTGAACTCCTAATTCTTCAGTTGGATCTTCTAATGATATATTTTTAGCTACTGTTACTCCATCTTTTGTTGATTGTGGAGTTTCATTTTGTTTTGAAATAATAACATTTCTACCATTTGGACCTAATGTAGATACTACAGCATCTGCTATTTGGTCTATTCCTTTTACTAGTTTTTTTCTGGCTTCAGGGCCAAATTCTATAATTTTACTCATTTTAATCCATTGATTTTATAGCATCAAAATCTTCTTCTGATACTTTGGTTTCTGATAATACTTCTTCTATTTTTACTTCTTTTTTAACTCTGGCTAAGATTTGGTTTTCTTGGCCAATATAATATTCATCACCTTTATGTTCTAATTTAGTGAATCCTATGGTGGGTAAAATAACATTATCTCCTATTTTAATTTCGGTTTCTACAAAACCTACTCCACCTACATGTCTTCCAGGTCCCACAGCTACTACTGTACCGTGTTCATTTCTATCCTTACCTAGATCAGGTACTACTATTGAGCCATATTGAGTTTCCTCTTCTTCTTGAGGTTTAACTATAACCGCATCAAATAATGCTTCTAATTCTGTCATAACGTTGTTTTATAATGTTTAAATGAATATAATAAAAATATCTTAATAAGCAAAACCTAGGATGCGATTTTCTTACTTAATTTTTATTGATAGTGGTTTTGTTACTACATGAGGAGAATATGGAACTGTAACTGTTAATAATCCATTCTCCATTTTAGCTTCAGCTTCAGATAATCTAAATTTATTAGCTACTTTGTAACCAAAATTGAATGATCTTTTAGCTATACCTGAGTAGTGATATTCTCTATCAATATCCTCATTTTCAGGTTTTGTATAGCTAACTTTTAAAATGTCTCCCTCGATATCAAGGTTTACATCTTCTTTGGTCAACCCAGTACAAGCTACTTCCAAATGAAGACCATCATTATCTTCATAAACATCAACTGGATGTTTAAGTTTAATTGATTGTAAAGGGTGAAAAGGTTCTTCAGTGTTGAAGAAATTTCTGACAAGTATGTCAAAAGGTGATGTTATTCTTGGCGCTAGGCCTTGTTCTATTTCTCTTAGATAAGTCATAATTCTTAAATTTATGTTTTGTTAATAAAATAGCTCCCATTTTGGTGAGCCGGTTTTGCATCCTAAGTTTTGCATTAATAAATATATATAAAAAAGTTTCTATTTACAAAACTCCATCTTCTTGTGGAACCATGTAATATTCACTTTCAATTTCATCATTTTTAAATGATAAATGCATTAATCCTTCTTTAGATATTTTAAATATTCCATCATCTACATCTTTATTAGCATTTAGTATTGTTTTTAACATATCTGAGTTGTATCTAATTTTAATATTTTCTTTGTCTATTTTACCTTTTAATTGATAAGTTATTTTATTATTGTGTCCTGCTTCATCTCCAAACACAAATTCACAAACATCCTCTCCATCTAAATCCTTTGTAAATGTAACTAACATATTATCAATTTCTGATAAAGCACTTTTAGCTTTTAATATATTACCTATTTCATTTCTAGTTATTTCTAATTCAATATCCCAATCTTCTACTGGTTTGGCTTTACCTGTGTTTTTAATTAATAATGGATCTGATAATGCGTAAGATAAATTAAAATTAGAATCTGATATATTAAGTTTTAATAACATTTCTTTTTGTTTTTCTAATTCTAGTAATAAATCTCCATTACATATTGAAATAAGATTTGATAGTTTTTTAGTATGATATATAGCTAAATCAGCGTCTTCTAGTGGGAAATTATTACATTTTACATTACCTAACACCATTCTACTTGGAGTTATAAAATTAACTGTTAATTGGTTATTTTCAATTTCCCATTTCACTCTTTCTATTTCTCCTAAATAATATTTAGAGATAACATTTTGTAATATATTTTTATTTATCATAATTCAAAAAACTTATTAATATAAGGGTTTAAATTTAAATTCCATCCTAAATCTGAATAGAATCCTTCTAATTTGTTTAATAGTATACTTTCAAATACTTTTTTTCTATCAGCATATTCCTCTAGAAAATCATTTATTTTTTTAGGTAAGTCAAATTCTAAAAAAGCTAGGGCCTCAATTTGGTAGGTGTTTGGTTTTAAATAAATCCATTTAACCTTATCACCTTGTGCTATATAACTGTGTTTTCCACTTAAATTCCAAAACCTAATTAAATCATTATAGGCTATTGTTGCTTTAACAGAAGCAGGTGCTCCTTTAGCTATCACAGAAAACATTTCTCCAGCCCTAGCTTTTCTTTCTGTGTATTTATTTAATGTTTTTACTGATGTTGGATTTCCTAATTCTGTTAAAGGTATTTGACCTCCTAATATTTCTTTTTTAAATTCTTTTACTCTTTGATCTATTTCTTCTTGTTGTGTACCTTTTAGAACATCAATCAAAGCACTTTTAAAAAATTTACCTAATATAGGAGGAAAATTAGCTTTTTTAAACTCTAGTCCTTTAATATCAAGTGTTTCTTTTTCAACACCTTCTTGTTTAGTAATCCATTGAGCATATCTTCTAGTGGCCCTAAAATAACCTGATCTTATTATACATTCTGTTTTCATTTCTAGCCAATGGTCTTTCTCTCTATCTTCAAACCAGGGAAATTTATAGACATTAAAGGTATCCTTTGCTAAAATATCATAATGATTTGTTATAATATCTTGATAAGCTAAAGCTATTTCCTCTAATTTATTATCTTTTTCTTGGTCTGACATTTCATCTAAATTAGGGTATAAATGTCTAAGTATAGGTTCAGCATGAAAATAATTACTATCTGTGTCTACATAGGCACAATAATTTTCATCTTCAGGATCACAAATCCACCATGGTGTATCTTCTAAATGTTTCATTCCCAATCTTCTGCTCTATGAGGTCTAGCTGGTTCATCAAATTCACCTTTACTATTCCTTTGTTTATATTCATATCTTTTAATATCAAATACTAATTCTTTGATTTTAAGTGTCCCGCCTTGCTTTAACATCTTTCTAAAATGTAACTCTTCTTTCTCATTAAAATCTTTTGATATTTCAATAATTTCTTCTTTAGTCATTTGAACATTATTTAAATAAATGGTATGTTCTTTTCTAATTGATTGTTTACTCAGCATATATTTTAGTTTTAAATTCCATAAGGTCTTGGGCTTATATTTCTTTCAATTTTAGGATCATTAGTTCTTTCTTCTTTATTGGGTTTATTTTTTTCATTTAAATTTAATTCAATTTCACCTTTTATAACTTTATTCATATGTCTATTAGCACATAAAGCACTTTCTTGAATAATTCTTTGTCCTGCTAATGTAATTGATTTTGATAATACTCTATTACCATATCTAAAACTACTTAAAGCTGTGGCTCCATATAAACTATTTAGCAAAATTTTCATTGTATATTGTTTCATATGAAATGAGGCCTCTAAATTTTTATCCTTAGCTTTAGCTGCTTTCTTTTTTGATTTTTTATATTTTACTCTTTCATCAAACCATTTAGCTAAAATTGTAGATAAAACTGATTGTCTATTTGTAGCATACATTGTACCATTTGCTGATATTGTCCATCTTTTTTCTTTAATAAATTTTAACAATTGGCCTATTGTTAATTCAGCTCTTTGATCTTTATTATTTCTTATAAGAACTGTTTCATTTGGATCTTTTTGAATCAAATCATTTAATCCTAATCTATTATTTCTATCATCAGCATCTATTATACGAGCCATTAATGTTTCTTTACCTATGTTTAGAGACATAATAATTGATGGGTATAGTGATGTTAAATCCTCATCAAACATATAATTATATATTCCTGCTTTAGGGCAAAATAAATAACCACCAGCATAACTGTCTTTGTAATTAATATGTGGATCTTTATTTGGTGGTATAATTCCTTTACCTAGTAAATAAGCTGAAATTGCTCCATCTTGTGTATTAGTATTAGCATATACTTCACTATAATTATGTTTACCTTTATGGGATAGATTTTTTGTTAATGCTAAGTATTCTAATTTTTTATCTAGTTCAACTAAGATTTTAACATCCATAAAGTTATACTCTATAAATTTATGAATGTCAGTTTCAAATAATCTATCTAATGAACCCTCATATTCAATTTTATTTACACCAGCATATTTTTCTCCAATAGCATCTAATTTCCAACTTGGTTCATCCGCCCAGCTATATTTTCTATGCATTCTAATATAATCTAAAGATTCAATTCCTTCAATAGATACAAATGTATCTTTTTTAAACCAATATTCATTTCCTTTTCTACATTTTACCCTACCTAAAGGTGATATTCTTCTAGCTAATTCTGGGCCTAATACATTACACATTCTATAATATAGGTAAGGTATATCAAAATAATCACTATTATATCCTACTAAAATATCAGGTTCAATTTCTTCTAATTTACCTAAAAATTTCATTAGTAAATCATGTTCTGTAAGTACTGGAGTTATTTCTTTATTTCTAGCTTTAGTATGTTCTAATTGCCTTTTAGGATCTAAAATTAGTATTCCCCACTGGTCAGCTCTTTTATCATACCAAGCAATAGATGTTACTTTTTTAGGTGCAGATTCTATATATTCAACTGTTAAAGCATCTCCCATTTCAGTTTCAATATCAAAAAACATTTCATTGTGAGTTGTAGAAACCTCATCATTTGTTCCATATTTTTCTATCAGGAACTTCTGATAAGGTTTCATATCATTAAAGTGGATTTTATCATCACCTCTTTTCCATTTTTGAGTTTTTATCAAGGGGTGGCCATTTAAACCTATATGGGTAGCATCTGCTTCATGACATTCTTTATAAGCATAATTAGTCCATTCTAATTTTTCATGTCCTGAGTCTGTCCATAAATCTATTTCGAATTGATTTAGACTACCCTTTATTTTTTTAGCATAACATTTTTTATACATTCTTAGTTGCTCCTTCAGTTTCTTCTGGTGTAAAAAATTGATGTAAATCAGGTCTAAAGTAATTTATTGATTTCATTACTTTTCTATCTCTTGTTCTATAAACAACATATCTATCTCCTACTTTTTCAAAATGACATTCCTCACCTTGTTCCTCACTTCTTTTATAGACAGTTTTGATCGCTTCTTCTTCAGTTTTACAAGATTTTGACATATTTGAATCTTGTACTTCTTGATACGCGGGCCAAATCTTATCCTTAAGGCCATGTAACATAACACCGTTCCCAAGGGAAACATAAGTAATATCACACAAAGCATCCAAAACTTCCACGATGTCACCTCGTTCGCATGCTTCTTTATATTCTTCAAGTTCTTCAAGTATAAAATCATATACAAATTGCCATTCTTTTTTAGCTGGTATTATCGGTTTATAATTATTTGGTTTACCAAAAGTTCTATTAAATTCTTCTACTTCATTTACAAAGTCTACATTATCAGTTTGGAATTCAAAAGGTATCTCTAATTGATTGAAACTATCTTTTCCTGTTAATTCTAAATAATAAGGATTTAATTCTCCAGTTTGAGGATCATATTTTGGTATTTCAAATTTTTGTCCTTTTTTTGTTGAAGTTAAATCATCTGATTGGGGCCAATATTTTGTAAATCCTTCTTCAGCAGCTCTGTCAAGCTCTTCTTGATAGTCTAATTTATATCTTGATTTAGCTTCTTGGATTTGGGTACTTAATGTTCTTTTTTTCATAACTTTTATTTTTTAAGAAATATGTATTAAACTTGAAAATAATTCGTGTGGTACATCTCCACTAAAATTACTATTTGGAGCTAATATAACTGATATAGCATCATGTGAATGTAGTGATTCTTGATGTGAACATATAACTCTAAAATCTTTTATTCTTTCATCTTTCTCTAATTGTTCATATAACAATCTAGCTGCATCTTCAACAAATTTTAAATATGATCCATTTAATTCTGCAAATGCCATTTCATCTTCTCTTTTTACTACTACTTGAGTTTCTGTTTGTAAAGCCTCAACACACATTTCTTGTAAATCTTCTATCCAAACCATATCATCAAACTCAATAGATATTCTAGCTACTGATCTTTGTGAATGAGATACTGTTGCTTTGTTTCTATATTTTCTAGCATACTCAGCTAATTCATAAGAGCAAGGACATGCTGAAGAGTATACAAAATCAAAATGTATGATTTTATTTAATTTACCTTGTTTATTTAGGTTTCCTTCTAAAGTAACATCATAATATTGATAGCCAGAATTTTCAGATCTTAATGATTTTTGAATTATAGGATATGAAAATTTTAATGCTATTTTAGATTCAAATGAATTTAATTTTTCTTGATAAGCAGATAATACTGTTTCTAATTTATCTATACTAAAAGTATCATTTTTAAATTCATAAAATGACCTCATAATACGAGACATATTAATTCCTTTTTTATGTGCTTCTAAAGATACAGTTCCAGTTACTTTAGTTTCTAATTCTTTAATACCATTATCTCTTGTTTTATATTTTAATGGTAATCTGAAATTATGAATTCCTACCTGTTCTATTTCTACAGATGAACCTTGAATTAAAGATGAGGGACCATTCTGTAAATCAGGGAATGTTTTGATGTCATCCTTAGTTGGTTTATACTTTGAATCATAATCCCTACTTGGTTCATTATATTTTTCTGAATGTTCATTTGAGTCTGGTTCTACATAAGAGTCTACATCTCCTACCCATTCATATTTTTTAACAAATTTTGTTTTTATTGTACTTTTTACACTCATATTGTTTTAATTTTATTTAAATATATTAATAATTTTCAACTTGGCCAATCTTTACTTTATAATCTTGTATAGGTTCTGAGTTTTCTGTTTCCCAAGGGTATACTAACCAATCATCTTTATCCCATTTTTTAGCATTAAAAGTAGGTTCAAAACATGAAGTATGAGGTTTGTAATGTAAAACCGCTGTTTTAAGATTAAATGGAAATGAATATAAAGTTTGATACTTTTTTACAAACTTATCTAAAGTTTCTCCACTATCACAAATATCATCTACTATTAAGGTATTAGGTCCTATATCACCTTTAGCCATAGGTATTCCTAATTGGTGAGATAACATTACAGCAGGTATTAAACCTCCTCTTTGTAAACCATATAGGTTTTTAAATTCTAAATCGTTTGTTATTATTCTATGACATAGCCTAAAAACTAAAGCATTTATTTCACTCCAATCTACATAATGTTTATTCATTTATTTAATTTTGCTTAAATATAACATCTATTTATTTAATAGCCAAACAAATATTAAAATTAGTTATTATTTAATTCTTGTAATATTTCTTTTAATTTAAAAATTAAATCTTCTACTTCTTCTGGGTCCATAGTTATGGCACAACAAATACTAACATTACTTTCTATTTCTTCTAGTATCTCTAAAGCTTCCTCTATCATACTCCTCGTTCTGTATCAAATGCTATTATATGATCCCTACCAGTCATATTGTATCCTTTTTCAGCACATAAATCAAATACTTTTGGATACATTTCAATTAATGTTTCTCTAGTATCTCCTGCTGGCATCATAAAAGTTTTGTATTTTGGAATTTCCATTTCAATTCTAAAAGCTTCTATTTCTTCTAAATTTTCATCTGTGCCATCCCATACTGGTTTAAAATGGTAATCTTTATGGTAATCTATTGTTTTTCTAATAGCATCCTTATTTAATCTTAATCGATTATGTACTTTAATCATTCTTTCATCTACTATTGCTCCATTTGGTGTTTCAGCTCCTAATTTAGGTACTGAATTGGAAAATTTAGGTGATAAAGATATTAAATCTAAAGGATGATCTGTTTCTAAAAAATGAGACCCTTCAGTTTCAATTGTAATTAAAATATCTCTTTCATTTGCAAAATATGTTAATTCATTTACTAAAGCAGGATGCATTGTAGGTGATCCACCTGTTAGCATCATTTCATTTACATGAGGATTATCATCATATATTTTGATAATATCATTAAATGTAAATGTGCCTTTTTCAGGATGAATACTTGTATACCAAGAATCACACCAACCACCTTCTCCAAAGTAGCATCTATGTGTGCATCCTGTTGTTCTAACTGCTATTGTAGGTCTTCCAAATCTTGACCCTTCTGATTGTACACACCTATATAATTCTAATACAGGGAGTACTTTATTGTAATCCTTTATTCTTTTTAACATGTAGTAAATTTTTTATAGTGGTTTTTCGTTCACTGTGGTTAATATAACATCTATTTTAGGGGAATACAAACTTATTTTAAATCATTTTCTATTCTATCCCACCAATTCATTCTTTTTAACTTTTTATAAATATTATATGGTTGCCAAAGTATGCCTATTAAAAATCCATATACAGCAATAAACATACCTATAACGGGCCAAATTGGGATCCATCCTTCCCAATATTCTTCTAATACAGGACCAGGGACATAAAAAGCCATAAAGAACCCAAATATAGCTCCTATAAATTTTCCTATACCTCTTCCATTTTTAAAATAATGGTCTGTGAATACCCAATGTAAATAATTTTTTGGTGATTTTGATTGTTTCATAATTTATAATTTTAGTGGAGGATATCGGAGTCGAACCGATGACCTCCTGCGTGCAAGGCAGGCGCTCTAGCCAGCTGAGCTAATCCCCCAATTAATAATTAGTACTCCCTAGGGGAATCGAACCCCTGTTTTCAGGATGAAAACCTGATGTCCTAACCCCTAGACGAAGGGAGCATTTGTTACCGGGGAAGGATTCGAACCTCCGTTGCCTGGACCAAAACCAGGGGTCCTGCCTCTAGACGACCCGGTAATCATATTATTCTACATAGTATGCAGCATTTTTACCATGTTCCATAAATTTAACTTTAGTAACTCTAACTCTACCTTCAGTCTCAGTATAGACAAAATCATTTAATTTATTATAAATATACTCTGCAAATTTTTCAGCACCTGTTGCTTCAATTACTCTTAATTGAATTACACCTAATTTATTCATAGTTTCCCAACCACCCATTCCTGGGTCATCTTCAGCTATAATTACAGTATGATCAAACATATAATCCATCCATTCTTTAGGTGATTTACCATCTATTTGGGTTTTAGCTCTTTTCATTCCTCCAAAATCCCAAACCCAATTTCTATGATCTAATTCGCCTTCAAAATATACTTTAAATGATATACCATATCCATGTAAAAATCTACAATGTGTATCTTCAGCTTTCCATTGACGAAACACTGTACTAAATCCGTCAAAAACTTTACTTGATTGATGTTTTCCCATTATACTAATTCTTCTATTATTCCTACTACTTCACTTAACACTAAAATTGATGCTGCTATTCCTAAATTATAAGGAATTAAACAATATCCTATTATTCTCATACCTGATTTA